TCTTAAACGACAAAAGCCTGCCAAGTAAACTTGACAGACTTCAGCTCTAAAGGAAGGAATTACTCCGAATACTTCCGTCTTCGAATTCCTCTCACGTCTTAATTAGACTACACGTTTTGAGGCATTTTTCTATTTTAATTTTTTGAAATTAGATTTAAAAGACCAGCATCGATACACAGTTATCTTATTTTTGCGAAGCGAGAACGAAAAAAAGCGCAGTTTGAGGCTACGCTTTTTCGTCACCAAAGGTTGGTATGATCCGCTAAAACCTATACCGGAGGCTTATATAGCTATGCCTGAATCATTTGGCAACAACAATCTACCCGAAATTTTTCAAAATTGCGACGAGCGAGTTTTTGCTTTTGGTCGCGACAAACTGCCGCACAAAGACAAGCCAATTAATGCTGTTAAATATTCTGACATGTTTGACGCAATTTCAGCAGCATGTCGATTAGGATCAAAAAATCAATCTCAAAGCATACCGCTATTTTTACATTGGATGTTGTCGAAATGCCGCAAGTGGCAGATAAGCACAGAACTTTATATATGGCCTTACGAATGTCGTTTTGACAGCAATGAGAGCATTGGTCGTGCTTTATACATGACCGAAAAAGGTTTTCGAAAAGTTTTTGATGCCGTCAAAAAACAAAGTTTGATCACTCGTAATGGAATGCCGAAAGATCCAAACCGAACATATTGTTTTGGTCCAGAATTAATTAATATAGCTAAGATGACACATAAGGAAAGATTGCATCATATAGATGCCAAATTAAACCATGCTCCACAGTCGGACATGCTACATGCCCTACAGTCGGACATGCTACATGCCCCACAGTCGGACATGCTACATGCCCTACAGTCGGGCATAGAGTTAAACAAGGAAGGAATAAAAAAGTTTAACCAATTAAGTAAACAACTGCCGAACGGTTATCCACAGGCAGAATGTCATATAACAGTAAAGCAATCTGATGAGTTGATAAATAATGACGCAGTAACAGAGAGCAATAACCATCCAGCAGATCCGAGCTCGCACTCGGATCGTGTTAATAATGATATGGTTAAAAATGACATGGATCTTGAAAAGATGGACATACACAAAAGGGATATCATAACGGCATGGCGCAAAGAGTTTTTTCAAACAACCAATGGCAAGGCTTGTTATAGATATTTTGGCAGTAACTTTTTCGACCTATTCTATTCTGACTTGTCTGATTACTTGAGAGATCAAGGCCACAACAAGAGAGTATCGTTGATTGAAAAACTTGGCTTAGAGATATTCGGCCACATTGTTTTTGGCGAAGCTGATAACCCATATAAGTTGTCATTCGAATCGCATCAAAATGCCGGACATAGCTGCGCTGTTAATTATTTAAAGACAAATAATTTCAAAACCCTCAAGAAAGCGGCATATGAGGCCATAGACAAGCCTGAACCCCATGAGGTAATACCACCATCCCCAAAGCTTGAAACCCCTTCTGAGAGGGGTATTCACGCGATTTTGAAAAGGATGAAAGAGGTAAAAATGTCACAGCATCAAGCCAATAGTTTGGCTTTTGACTTTGATAAAAATTTTTCGAAACAAATAAAGCAGCTAAAAATTGCTAATGAACATGCAAACCTAATACTTGCAGACATACTAAAAGATGAAGATTCATGGAATTTCATCGTTACCCTTTGGAGAAATGAAGCACATAGAGATTCACTTTGGAAAGATTCAAGCATGCATTCTCTCATTAATAAAACAAAAACATTTAAAGGGCTGCCAAAACCAAGAATGGATGAAAATGGACCAGCTAGAATCTTAGAAGAGAATAGAAAATATCACGCAAATAGACCTAAAGGATTACGTGTTTGTTAAGGAATTATCATGACAATTGAATTTTGTTAGTTGGTCTAACGCAAGTAGCTCTAAAAATACTCACTTGATTAGGTGCGTATTTCTCGGCTTCCTCGACTATCGCTATAACTTCTTTTTTTACCCAGCGCCTTGGATAAAGCTCTTGGCGTTTGCTCATTATGTAATCAATCGTTCCCATTCTTTTAATTGATACGTTCATATGGCCTTCCTTTTTTGCTTTTACGTGACGTGAATGTCGAAAATTTAGACGATTTAGGAAAATAAATCTTTGATAAAATCGATGAAATAATCATATTGACTCCGATCAGATTATTTAATAAAAAATATGAGAATGATAGAAAGGAAACACGATATGTTATACGTCAAAATAGACTCCGCAAATCTTCTTTACGAATTAATGTTAGAAGCCGATAGGCCATTTTCTTACGAAGCTTGCGAAGCTTTAATCAATTTTTATGACGGTTTTGACGACGTTGAATTTGACGCCATCGCAATCGCTTGTGATTGGAACGAAGTCAAAAAGACCGAAGTAGAAGATTTTCATCTTGACCAACTTGAAGGAAGAAACATTAACGGATTAACATTTTATTTAAAAAACGGAAATATTTTATTTTCGTCTTATTAACAAAAAAGGTCAAAAATGACACAAATAAATGAAACAAAATAAGCGGAACGGTAAGATTTCGAGGAGAAGAATTTAACGACTGCGGATGGCTGATAGTAAAAAATAACAAGGTATCAATAAAATTTTGGGCATAATTTTAGGAGAAAAAAATGACAACTTTCGCAATTAGGACAAATTGTAGGCTTTTGATCACCAAAAGATATTTTAGAAATTCATGGAGAAATCCAAAATATGACGGTGACGCAAAAATGTGGATAGAAGTTCAAAGGCACAGCTATGGCAAAGATAAAGGACAACACACATTCACATGTCGCGTGCTTGAAATCGTTGAAAGCAACAGCAAAAAAACCCATAAAGTAGGTGATACGTTTAGGATCAAAGGCAGAAATCTTTACCCTGATGTTATCGATCATCAGCAAGGAGCAGAATCTATAGCGGAGTCATTTTAAAAAAAACTAGTTAAGGATAATCAATTATGCTATTTGATGAAAATGTCAGAACTAAATAATGGAGAAAAAAAATGGTTACAGGTATAGAATTGTTGGCAGTTTTCGAAGGTATTAAAGATAAAGCAGCATTTGAATGGTTTGATGTTAATACGAAAACACCAGAGGATGTTGAACGATATGCCGATGCAATTGCAATTTCTTTATTGCCATCGGAATCTAGTTTTTTGAGAGATCTATTGTTGAAATATAATAAATATGAAAAAGAAGGCGTCATTTTAAGTCAGAAACAATATTTCGATGAATTTGAACAAGCAATAGCGGATTTCACGCCTGATGAAGATGAAGAAGAATAAAAATAATAATCAAATAAAATATTGTTATGTGTGTAATGGTTCTGGGGAAGGGCAATATGATGGTTCATATTGTTTTTTTTGTAAAGGAAAAGGAGTTTTGAAAAATGACAACGAATGAAAAAAGACGAAGTTTCACTTGCGATGATGAAACGTTCGAAGCTTTACAAAGATATGCTGCAAAAATGTACGATGGAAACATTTCAATGGCAATACGCTCTTTAATAAAAAAAGGATTGAAATTAAAGGTTAAGCTTTAATGAAAAAGGCTAACGAATTTGATCTTGTGCCGATAAGGTGCAGTTTAAACAAAGATATTTACGATTTTTTGCATATGAAAGCAAAAAGAATTGGCATAAGCGTACCAATCTTAATTCGGATTATTTGCGCGGATTACGTTGAGAACAATCAAGTTTCACTTCGTGAGTAATAAACCAAAAAAAGCAAACCGTGATAAAATACCTCTAACCCTTGTTGGAGGTTTTTTTGTGTCAAAAAAAAAGAAAACTAAGGCTGAGAACTACTCTGAGGTTTTTCCGAAGGCGAACAAAGCATCTGCGGAAATCTGGCACGCTAATGGTGATTACGTCTGTGAGGAAGTATGGAGCGAAACGGCACTTGTCTATAGGTATAAATTCTACCGAACAGATGGTCTGCCGATCATACCGCATGGACCAAAGGTTTTAACTTTCGATCATAAATCAATAGTAGAACAAGCATTTTCAAGGCTTGCTAAGTCGGTTGCAAATCAAAACCCAGATTTAAAACTTATTGAAAACGATCTATGCTACGATATTTAATAGTTGCAAAATTGGCATATTTAGGTATTTTTTGAATAAATATAATTCCTAATGAAAAGGACCAATTATGCCGCAAATTCGTTTACACGTGGAAAATGAATTAAAAAGTTTTGATGTCGATGAATTAGAACCCCTTCAGGGTGAGTTAAAGAAACTTTCAGAAACTAATTTCAATAAACTGAAAAAAAGTTTAGTGGAGAAAGGTTTTAAATTAGTTCTTCATGTTTGGCAAAACGGGGGAATTAATTATCTAATTGATGGTCACCAACGAGTCCATGTGCTTCAACAATTAAGAAAACAAGGCTACGATATACCACCAATTCCATGCGCCATAGTACAAGCGAGAACATATTCAGAAGCAAAAGAAACCGTTTTATTAGCGGTATCACAATATGGAAAAATTGATGAAATTGGTTTTGAGGATTTTATTTCAGGTGAGGATTTTAAATTAGAAGATTTTGATTTCCCAGATTTCGGCGCTGATTTTTTAAAACTAGAAGAAAAACAAGAAAAAGAAAAAAATGATGTGCCTGATGAACCGGTTCAGGCCGAACAAGAATTTTTAGTAGTAGTTATGGCAGCGGATGAAGTGGAACAAAAAGAGATTTTCGAGCAATTGATGGAGCAGGGCGTAACATGCAAGATTATGTAGTAGAGCTTACCTCAGAACCATCCCATTCTTTTAGGGCACAAAAAGCAGCAAATAGCTTAGACATCAATATCAAGGAAAAATTAAAGCATCGATTAGAAATAAAAAATGTTGATATAAACGATAATTTTTCTATCGGAATGATAATAGGTGCTTCCGGAAGTGGCAAAACTACGCTAGCCAAACAAATATTGAATTTTAAAGACCCTGAAATTGATAAATCTAAAACACTTATAGATTTATTACCTGAAAAGTGGACATACGACCAATGCGCTGAATTGTTAAGCGGGTGCGGTTTAAATAGTGTGCCATGCTGGATAAAACCGTTTTATTGTTTATCTAATGGTCAACAAGCTAGAGGAATGGCAGCTTTAGAATTTGCATCTAAAAACGAAAATGAAATTTGTGTGATTGATGAATGGACCTCTGTAGTTGATCGTAATGCAGCAAAAAGTATGTCATATGGCATTAGTAAATATTGCTCAAAAAACAAAAGAAAATTAGTATTAATATGTTGTCATTACGATATTATCGAATGGATTCAACCTGATTGGATTATCGATTGTAACGAACAAATTTTTTACAAACCAGGTAAAAAAAAAGAAAAGATAAACTTGAATTTGAAATCAAAAGACTGCCAAACGGAAGAACGTGGAAGTATTTTTCAAAATATCATTATTTAAGTTCTAATCTACCAGGTGGAAAAAATTTCTTTTTTGGTCTTTTTTTGAACGGCAAACAAGTTGGTTTTCAGTGTTATTCCGCATATATACCTGGTAAACCACAATTTATGTACAGTAATCGGGTTGTGATTTCACCAGATTTCCAAGGGTTTGGTGTCGGATTGAAATTCATCAATGAAACAGCAGCCTACATGGATTCAATTGGTTTTACGGTGAGAGCTACCTTCAGTTCCATCCCCCTTTACAAAGCAAGATTAAAAGATAAAAAGTGGAAATTGAAAGAAATAAGAAAAGATTTGAAAGTGACACCATTTGGCAGTTCAATAGGTAGAGCAAAAAATCAAAGTACGATTAGATCAAAAGTAACAGTATTTGCTTTTGAATATATTGGAAACGAAAAATGATAAAATTTGGAAATAAATTTACAGGATATTTAACCATTCCATCCTGTTCAGACAAAAATATAGCGATTGCTCAAAAAGAAACGGCTATCGCATATATTTTGTCAGCAAATAAATTACAAAAACCTTACATACCTCTTTCTAAAAACATAAATGAAATTTTGAACAAATATTTTGCCTATGAAAATAAAAAATTCTACGAAAATATCTGTGTAAAAGGATTCGAAAATAAAAAAATTTCAACGGATGAAAATAAAATAGGTATAGCATTCACAGGTGGTAAAGATTGTGTTTATTTATTGATAAAATTGATTGAAGAGGGATACAAAAAGAAAAATATTTATTGTTTTTATGTAACTAATATCAATAAATCAGAAAGTTATTATGAAAAAATAGCCGCCGACAAAATATGCAAATATTTTGGAGTAAATTTTCGCATAATTAATTGCAAAGTTTCAGTCAAAATCAATAGAGAGAATCATAATATCGGTTTAAGGGAGCAATTAATCATTGGTTTGATGCTGCCATATTTAAAATACTATCGCATACGTACCGTTATGTTTGGTATCAAATCCAAAATAGTATCGATTGCCAGTGATGATTTTTTCATTTTTGACAAATACGAAGAATATTTAAATGAAATAATAGAATTGAAAATTGAAAGTAGACCGAAACAGGTTTGCGATGAAACTGATTTATCAATCGCAATTTCGATGGACAAGAATTATCGATCGATTTTAGATATGACAGCGAGCTGTTATACCCAGTTAAATTTCAGAGAACGCCGACACAATAATTTGGCAAAAAAATTTGCATTTCTGCCGATATATAATGGGTGTGGTCTTTGCCAAAAGTGCATGATAATTAATGGAGCGATTTTTTTAAATCGTTTAGAAACGTTGAACGACGCCCAGAAAACTCTATGGTCAAAATGGTATTATGAAAGAGCGTCAAATTCCCTATTAATACGCAATAAAGACGTACATGATTGTATTCGATTAATGAAAATACGTCGAAATTGACTGAAAACTTAAAGATATTAGACATTTATAAGTTTAGAATATTCGATTCATACGTTATAATACATTTTAATATTTTATCATAAGGATTAACGAATTGAATATTTTAACTCTTTCAATAAAAAAAATATATTTCGATCGAATATTAAACGGGGAAAAAATTTACGAATATCGGGAAAAAAAACCATATTTCGATCGAATTTTCGGATCTAGAAAAATCGATTTTTTAGAATTACATTATTTCAAGGAAGAAAAGTTAATTATCGAAGTTTTAGACGTCGAAATAATCGATAATAATTTAGATTCAAATTTTTTAAAAACGGATAAATTATACAAAATTAATCTAGGAAAAATAATTAACTATCAAAAATAATTTTTAACAATAAGCCTTTAATTAGGCTTTTTTTTTGGGAAAAAAAAGTGAAAAATTAGGAAAAAATATGAAACGAGGAAGACCAAGTAAATATAAAAAAAAATATTGTGAAACTGTTGTTGATATAATGCGGGAAGGCAAAAGTTTGGTTGCTGTAGCGAAAGAAATAGGGGTTAGTAGAAAGATTCTTAATGATTGGCAAAAACGATACCCAGAATTTCGTGAGGCATGTGACGTAGGCAAAGATGCAGCACAGTATTGGTGGGAAAGTTTAGCAGCGATGGTCGCTACAGGGCAACATGATAAAACTGCATATAAAAAAGCAAATCACGGCATGATTCAATTTCTCATGGCTAGGCGTTTTCAAGATTATTATCAGAAAAATCAAAATTATATCGAAGAAAAAGTTGAAGAAGCAAAAGATCCAATCGCTGAAATGAGCAAAGAGGAAAGGATCGCAGTTATTAAAAGATATAAAATGATAATTGAAACACTCGAAGGTGAAGATGAGTAGCGATATCGCACTTTTGCACCAAATGCAGAATCATGTCAAAGCTAAGGCTAGGAAAAGCCTGCTGCACTTTATGCTAGCGACAAATAAAAATTATCAAGTGAACTGGCATCATAAGCTGTTGTGCGATCGCTTGAGTAAGCTGAAAGAGCAAAAGCGGCAGCGCATTATGATTTTTCAGCCGCCTCAGACGGGAAAAAGCGAAATTGTTTCTCGGAATCTACCTGCGTGGCTTCTTGGCACTAATCCAAATTTGAGAATAATTTTGGCAAGTTATTCAGCTGATTTAGCTACAGGATTCAATCGTGATAATCAAAAGATTATGATGGACGAAATATACGGAGAAATTTTTCCAAATACGTCTTTAAATACCAAACGTGTTGTGACAGGTAATAATCCGAAACGAACGTCTAATTTCTTCGAAGTAGTAGGTAATAAAGGTTTCGTATTTAGTGTTGGGGTAGGTGGTTCCACCACAGGAAAAAGCGCAGATGTTTTGATTATTGATGATCCAATAAAAGATTGGAAACAGGCTTATTCCCCTACCCAGCGGCAATCAGTGATCAATTGGTATAATAGTGTAGCTCAAACTCGCATGAGCCTGGACGGACATATTATAGTCATGAATACGAGATGGCACGAGGCAGATATCGCTGGATATTTATTAGATAAAGCTGAAAAAGACGCAGAAGCGACACAGTGGGAAGTAATCAGTCTTCCAATGCTTGGAGAGGTTGATAGCAAGTACAAGCATCCCAAAGATAAAAGAGAGCAGGGAGAACCTCTTTGGCCTGAGTTTAAGGGCAGTAGGGAAACAATGCTAGAAATCCGTAAATCTGTTGGTGAACAGGTTTGGGCGGCACTTTACCAGCAAACGCCACGCATCGAAGGCGGTAACATAATCAAAGCGCAGTGGCTGCAGTATTATAATGCGCTTCCTTTCGATCTTAAAAAAATACCAGGCCATAGGATAACGCAAAGCTGGGATTTGACTTTTAAAGAGACAGGCACTAGCTATGTCGTCGGTGTTGTAATTGCAAACATAGGTGCTGATTTCTACGTTATAGACTTTTGGCGAAGAAAGGCCGATATCGTAACCACGCTCGACGCAATTAAAAAGATGCAAGCTAAGTATCCATTGAGCAGCATATTGATCGAGGACAAGGCAAACGGTCCTGCAGTAATCTCGATTCTTAAAAAATCGGTGTCTCGGATAATACCCGTAAGACCAACGGCAGGCAAAGACGAACGCCTTCACACGGTCGCGCCATTGTTTGAGGCTGGAAACGTATACTTGCCGCAGAACGCTCCATATACGAGCGAGATAATTAATGAGTTACAGACTTTTCCAAACTCAACAAACGATGATATAGTTGACGCATTATCCCAGGGTTTAAATCACTACAGCAAGCTATCAGGCACTAGGCACCTTGAGGCTATGACAAGGATGTAAGCAACTATGACCGAGCACCACGAGATTAAAACGTATAAATTAAAACAAGATGGGTGGTCTAACATCCTTACTGGCATCGGTACGGCATTAGATAAAGGAAGCTATTCAGCAGTAGATTGGCAGCAAATTGATCGATATACAGCAGAGGCGCTTTACGGATCTGATGACATTGCGGCAAAAATTGCCAGCGTTATACCAGACGATGGCATTAGGGAAGGCGTTGACTGGATTTTACCCGAAGGCGAGGACGCCGAGTTAGTTAAATACCTAGAAAGTGAGTTTGATCGGCTCTCGGTTTTTAAGAATTTACACTGGGCTTGGACCTTATCGCGTATTTATGGCGGCTCAATAGTCTATATAAGTGTAGACGATGGTAGGGAGCCTGATCAGCCGATAGACTGGGCACGTGTGAAGGCTGTTAATAGCCTTGTCCCGCTTGACCGTTGGCAGCTATACGTGAATAGCTCCGACTTGATTAGCGACATTAGAAACCCCGATTTTGGTTATCCTGTCTACTACAATTTCCAAAGCGGAAGTACACCAGCAACCGATACCCCTGCGATGCGTATTCATTATTCTCGCGTCTTAAGATTCGATGGGATAAAGTTGCCCACAAGGCTATTTATCCGTAACAACTATTGGCACGATTCAATTTATGGAAAACTATACCGCTCTGTCAGAAATTACTCGGTTGGC